ACTGAATAACTATATTGTTACTTCTGTTGCTGTGTCTGGAGATGCTTTTATATTAAAACTTAGAAATGATGCAGGAGCTGTAGTTCAATTAATACCTTTACTTCCAGAGATGGTTGAAGTAAAAGGAAACACAGAACAGTTAATAACTAAGTATGAATATAAGCAAAAGGGCAACACCATGACCATATTGCCTGAGGATATGATACATCTTAGAGAAAGAATAGATCCTAGAAATCACAGGAGAGGACTTTCTCCTCTTAGATCAGTAATGGTAGAAGTTTTAGGAGATGCAGCAGCTTCACAGATGGGAGCAGCTTTAGTTAAGAATACAGGTGTTCCTAGTGTTGTTATATCTCCAAAGAATGATTTATCAATGACAAGTGATGAGGCAGAGAATATAGCTGAGGTATTTGGTAGGAGATTTGGAGGAGAGAACAGAGGCAGACCATTAGTAATATCTGGTGGAGAAGTAGATATAAAAACTCTATCTTTTAGCCCTAAAGATTTAGAGATAGGCAAACTTAGATACATTAATGAGGAAAGAATATCTGCTGTGCTTGGTGTTCCTGCAATATTAGCAGGACTTGGTGCAGGACTAGAGAGAGCAACATACTCTAATGCAAAAGAACTTAGAGAGTTCTTTACAGAACAAAAGCTAATTCCTATGTGGAATCACTTTGCTAATGAATTTACTAAACAATTACTACTACAAGATTTTGAGGACAATACAGATTACTGCTTTAAGTATGATATTTCAAATGTAAGAGCTTTAAGTCAAGATGAGGATGCAACTATGCAGAGAGTTGTAACAGGATTTAATGCAGGATTTGTTACAGTTAATGAAGCTAGACAAGCTAATCAGTTACCTACTCTTGATGATGGAGATTACTTTATAAGAAATATGATGGTTGCAGAAGTTCCTGTTGAGGGAGATGATGTAACAATGTATCAAGCAGAAACATCAGAGGACATTGAGGAAAAAGCTGTATCTAAAAGAATAGAGGGTATCTTAAGAGATAAAGTAAAAGAGCATAATGATAAAGAGCCAAAGTATAGAGCTACTTTCTCAATGCTTAGGCAAGTATTTGAAAGAGGAGTAGGAGCTTATAATACTAATCCTCAATCAGTAAGACCAAATGTAACTAGCTCAGATCAATGGGCATTAGCTAGAGTTAATACTTTTATTAGAGCATTAAGTTCTGGTAAGTTTCCAAATAGAGCTTTTGATACAGATTTACTTCCAGAGGGACATCCTAAAAGTACAAAAAAAGAAATAGATTTAGAAATAGAAACAAAAGTAGATAAAGTTCCTAGCTATATTCAAAAGAATGCACAAAGAGGATTGGATCTCTTAGAGTTTGCAGGTAGTGGCTTAACAGATAAAACAAAAAGAGAAGCCAGAGAAATGGCTAATGGAAACATTAGTGATAACAAAGTTGTAAGAATGGCAGCTTGGTTTGCTAGGCATGAGGGAGATTTAGATTCAGATAAAGCTAATGATTATCTTAATGGAGATAGTGATAGACCAACAGCAGGGCAAGTAGCTTGGTTGTTATGGGGTGGAGATATATCTAAGATTAACAAGATGAGAGCTGCTAATTGGGCAACTAAAGAAGCAGATAAAGTAAAAGAAAGTAAAAGTTATAATTATCCACTATATGGATGGCAAGAGCCAACAGTCAAGATATTAGGACTTCCTACTGTTAAACACTACAGAACAGAGATAGAAAAGAAAGAACTGTGGGAGGCTATAAATGGATTAGAGAATGCTTGGAGTGAGTATATGTCTAATATTTATGCAAAGGAACTTAATAGACAAAAGAGAGGGTTATCTAATGTTGCCAAAGGTAGTCATGATCTAGCTGCATTAGAAACTAATGTTGATATATTTCTTAATGAATCTAAGTTTGATAAAGAACTACTACCATTGTTTTATTCTCTTGGGGATGATATGTCAGTAAGAACTTATGATAATCTCTTTCCTGCACAGGAAAACTTTAAAGCAGCAGATCCTGTTGATCTAGGGGTACAAGTAGATGAGGAACAAGCAATAAGAACTGTATTTGGAACTCTATCTGGTTTACTTCCAGAGGGTAGAACATTAAAAAAAATTGTAGATAATGGCTTTTATAGAGGACAAAGAGAAGTTCCTGCAGAAGTAAGATCATTATTTCAAGATTCACAAGCAGCAGGGTTTGTGCAAGATAATGCTAAAAAAGTTATGAATGACTTAAATGCTACAACAAAGAAAAGAATTACTACACAAATAACAAAGACAATCAAAGAGTTTGAGGAGCTTGGAATAGTTAATCCTGTTGCAGGTACTCCTGATGGAGATAAGTTTTTCAATGAATTAGCTAAAAGAATTAATACTGCATTGGGTGGGCAGAACTTAGGTAGAGCTAAAAATATAGCTAGAACAGAAGTTGGCAAGATAAGTTCTTGGAGTCAACAGAGAGCAGCAAAGTCTACAGGTAAAACATTAGAAAAAGAGTGGGTAAGTAGGAGAGATGGAGTTGTCAGAGAGGCACATTTTGAGCTAGACAATCAAAGAGTTCCTCTCAATAGTTTTTATCTGTATAATGGTATTAAGTTGGATGCTCCTAGAGATCCTAATGCTCCAATTAGTTTGATAGCTAATTGTAGATGTACAGAAGCTTATATTGAGGTAACAGATGAATGAAATAGATAGACCAGAGAACTTATCCTATAAGAATGCTCCTATTGAGCTTAAAGAGGATGGAGATACAAGATACATAGAGGCAGTTTTTTCATTATTTGACACTATAGATAGTGATAATGATGTAACTAAAGCTAATGCTCTTAGATCAGGATATACAGGCAATAAAGTGCCTTTAGTATGGAATCATGATTGGAGTAAAGTCATTGGTAGAGGTGTTATAGAAACAGATAATCAAAAAGCTGTGTTTAAGGGATATTTTTTAAATACTGAATCAGGAAAAGAAGCTTATGAAACTGTAAAGGCTATGCAAGATATGCAACAGTTTAGTTATGGCTTTCAGGTAATGAAATCAGAAAAAGGATCTCACATAGATTCAAAAGGAGAGGAAGTTCCTGTGAGAGTGCTACAAGATGTAAAAGTCTGGGAAGTATCTCCTGTTTTAGTAGGAGCTCAACAGAATAGCTTTGTTCAAGCTCTTAAGTCAGGCTTGCAAGATTATGATGATTGGAATACAGAGTTTGAGGAAGTTAAAGAACAAGTAGGAACAGATGAATATACTACACAACAAGAAGCTGCTGAGAGAGCAAAAGAGATTGGTTGTGAGGGTACTCATACTCATGAGAAAGATGATGGCTCAGTAATATATATGCCCTGTGCAACTCATAATGATTATGTCAATGAAAAAGAAAAGAAATATGGAAAGAAAAAATGCACTTATGGAAAAGATGGAAAATGTGCAAAAGAAATGAAACAAGATTTAGAGATTTCAAGTGAATCTGATACAGGTATCAGTAAATCATCCCAACAGGGTATGAGGCTTGGAGAACATGCTGTAGCTTCTCTTGAGGAGTTAAAGGCATTCACAGAGAGAATAGAGGATCTTGCATCCTTAAAAAACTCTGAAAAAAAGACACTTAGCCAGAAATCTACAGAGATGGTAACTACATACATAGCAGGACTAAATGCAATTTATTCTAAGTTGGATGATGTCTTAGCTGAGTATGGGTATGATCCTGTTAAAGATAATGAGCTATTCATTGATGTTCAAAAGAACATTATGAAAAATAACTGAAATAGGAGAAAATAATGGCAACATTAAAAGAAATGAGAGCTGAAAAAGCTATCAAATCAGAGGAACTTGCTAGAATTTTTGATTCTGTTAAGGATATGTCTGAACTTTCATCAGATCAAAAAGAGGAAATCAAAAGTAGAAATGATGAATTAGCTTCTTTAGGAGACAAGATTACTGAATTACAGGATCTTGAATCTGTTAAGAGTGCTAACAATGATGATATGGAAGCTTCTAAAAAAGTTTCTGGAATGCCTGTATATGGAGAGCCAGAAGTTGAAGCTCCAAAATCACTTGGACAACAATTCTTAGATTCAAAAGCTTATAGTTCTTTTGTTGATCATGGTATAAAGAATGTGCCTTTTGAGGCAAAAACTACTATGACTACTTCTGTTTGGACTAGAGATACTGTTTATAGTCAGGTTATACCTGCTATAGAGCCAGATCCTAATCCTGCATTAGACTTAGTAGATTCTATTAATACAGATCAAACAACCTATTACTTTTTGCAAGAATCAGCAACAAATAATGCTGCAGAAAAAGCAGAAGCTGCTGCAGCTCCAGAGGATGCTTTTACTTATAGTGCTGTTACAGCACCTGTAAGAAAATTCATCACAACTTTGCCTATAACAGCAGAGTTGCTTGAGGATCAAGCAGGAGCAAGAGCATACTTTGATGGCAGACTTGCAAATCATGTAATGCA